CCGCCAAAAAACATATATTATAATCCTTAAAAGGAGGCTGTGTGGTATGTGGTGGTGACACAGCCCCCATCTAAGAATTATATCATCGTTTAAACCAAGAAGGAAGACCTAAATGTGGACGTTTGTCAAACATATTATCCTTCGCTCCTGGAGTTTTACGATTGTTATAATGTAGAAAAACTTGTACGCATTCCTTACCTTTAAATTTATTTCGCCAATGCTCTAGCTCACAGCCAGAATAGACTAGCATATCTCCTGGTTTTAAATCTACTTTGATACCTTTCTTACCAACTTCTCCAGATGGTTCTAGGTATATTGGCCAATCATCACCACCTAGATTCATAGTAGTAGATATCTCACAACTAAATCTATCTTTATGTCTTTTTAAAACATCACCTTTTTTATAAATTCTTGCATATGTATAAGCTGGATATAATTTAAGTCCTGTTACTTCTTCCATTTTAGGTTGGCATTTAAGTAACAAAGTTTCCATAGCTATATTTGCGTAATGACTATAAGTTTCTGGTATCTGTTCATTTTTACCTTCATAGTGACCTATAATATTTTCAAATGGTGATATGTATCTAGCGTTCCTACAAGTATCATAAACTTGTTTTTGCATCATAAAATAATTTGCAACAAAAGTTGCTAGGTCTTTTGATATTGCTTGACGGATAACTGTATATTTATTTTTCTTAAACATCTTTTGCCATCTCTTTTGGCACTGCTTGTATGTTCCAATGTATAAATCTAAAAGGCTCTTTACCAAAGTCTACACTAAACTCGTGTTCTAAAAATCCTGGAAAGATAATTAACATTCCAGGTTGTGGTTTAAAATGTATAAGCTCACTACCACCCCATACACCTTTTTGATCTGGTTTCATTTTTAATTTTGTAGAACGTGCTCCAGTACGAGGTTCGTGAAATACAGGAAAAGAAGTTTTGTCACTGCACTTTAAAAAGTAAAAACCCGATACGTGTTGATTCCAATGTATGTGTGCTGAATGATGACCACCACCTTTTTTAGCAAACTCTTGTACCCACAATTCACTAAATAGTGTTGTGTATTGCTGCATATCAAAACCTTGGTGATCTAAATATTCCCAAGACTTTTGACCAATATAATTTCTAAAATCTAAAAAGTCATTGTCAGCTGTAAGCGGTGTTGAGTGATATGATCTTCCAAAGTCACCATGTTCTTTTATAAATTTTTTCTCTCTCGTTCTTGCATCTTTAATATATTTGTTAGATGCTTTGGTTAATGATTTTACAAACTCTGGTTTTTGTTCTGACCAAATAGTTGTGTTAAAGTAATTATTTATATACATATTATTTAAATGGCTTTCCTAAATGCCAAACAACAAGACTATATCTTGTGCCTGATGTTACTGGTTTAACTCTGTGCCAAACAAATGAAGGAAATACAATAATAGAACCTTTAGGTAATATCTCTTTTGCTTTTCTTAAATGTTGACTTTCATCTCTCATATGTGGATCATAGTTTCTATAATCAAATTCTAACTCACCACCTGTGTATTCTGAACCATCTGTTAATTGACAAGTCATGGATAGTTTTCGAATTTTACCATTGTCGGGTCCTTCTTTTTCATAAGGTTTATCCCAACTATCACAGTGCCAATCATAATATTGGTTGTGTTTATATTTTGTAAACTGACAAGACTCACTTCTCTCCCAATCAAAGTTCCAACCAGCTCTTGCATTTGCTTCGTGAACGTATGGGTGTAATTCTTTATATATCCAAGTATCATTTAACCAAACTAAATCAGAGTTTCTTTTTCTTTTTAAATCTTTAACTTCGTTTCTAGATAATTTTTTATCACCATAGCCACCCGTTCTAGCCATAACTTCTTCTTGTGAATTTGCATAAGCTATTACATCATCACAAAACTTTGGTGTAAGCACACCACTAAAATACCAATAGTAATTAGATATATTCATAAGTTATTGTTTGTACAAAGTTTAAGGAATCTTTTTGATTGTTAGTTAGATAATACATATTAGTTGATGGAAACATTATGAACATATTGTTTTTAAGTTCTATATCCCAACTTCTTCCTTTACGTCTGTTATCTTCATAGTGTATTCGAACAAAACAATCTTTAACTTTTACACCATATAATAATGTAAAGTCTGGAGAGTTACGTAGATCCACTGGATCAATATTTAATAAAGGAATAGTTGTTTCCGCAGGTTTATAGATATTTCCCCACGTTTCTTTGTTAACTAAATTAATATTATACTCAAGACCAACGTGATCTCGCATATAGGTATTTAACATATCCCAAGTTCTTGAAAATGGAAAATCTTTGTTTTGAATTACTGATTGTAAAATATCGCCTGATAGTTTATCTCGGTCAATGTCCCAATCTTTAGGCATCGCTACATCACCGTAATATAGAGCTTGTTCTGTTAATACTTTCTTTTGCATACCTGGATGTAATATATACATCCATCATTTATAATGTCAATTGATATTAAAAGAATTGATCTAGATCAATTATGCTTTGTTGTCTGTCAAGTCCCAAGTTGTATTTGTTTCATTCCAAACATAAGACCAAGAATGAGTATCAGCTGTATTTTGATTGTTTTGTTCTTCAGTTAGTTCTGGAGCATCACCAATTGGTGATTTCCAAGAAGCTGATTCATTGTGTTTTACCCAAGATGCATATGGTTTTTTAGGCCAGAAAATTTGATCATCCTCGTCCCAAGTAAATCCAATTCCTGCGTAGTTTCCTCTAAAAGGTGTACCACCATCTTTATGTTGACCACCAGATGTATTGTATGAAGTTTGAATCCACATTTGTGCAGGCCAATTATTGTGTGTTTCTAAATATTGTTGTCCTACTGTTTCATCTTCAACGCCATCAGCGTTTAACATATCAGAATTATTCAAAGTTAGTACTTGAATAACTTTACTGTTTGATCCTAGTTTTGCAAAATGTGCCATAATTATTCTCCTTATATTATATTTTTTATTTTAAATCAACTATTGAAATTTATACCTTATAATTACTACACCTGATCCTCCAGTACCGCCATCAGCATCACCAGGATTATTAGCTCCAGCCATACCACCATCTCCTGTATTAGCAGCTCCGTTACACGCTTGTGAAGGGGCAGGGTTTTTTCCTGCTATTCCACCAGCAGCGTATGTTACAGCTGATCCAGTTATATGTGTTGCAGCCCCAGCTCCACCTGCATTAGCATAAGAAGAAGGAGTTGGTGCAGTTCCTGTTCCTGCGGTAGTTGCTCCACCACCACCACCACCGTGACCTCCACCTGGTATTGATCCTGCTCCACCAGGATTTCCTTGAGGGGGACTTACAGGAGGAGAATTACCTGCTCCCAATCCTCCGTCAGGGTTACTATTATATCCACCACCACCTCCACCTGATCCTCCTGCACAACCACCATTTGGACTTGCTCCTGGATTTGCTCCTGATTCTCCACCTCCACCACCTCTAGCAGACGTGATTGTTGAGAAAACTGAATTACTACCTGGTCCACCAGGTGATCTACCTGATGGGGCTGCTGAATCAGCTGAACCTCCTCCAGCTGTTCCTCCCCCACCTACTGTTATTGGATAACCTGTTGCTGATACTGGTAAACCTGCCGGTGCATTTAAAGGTGAAACTGTATAAGAACAAGTAGTAGTTCTACCTTCTCTAAATCCTCCAGCACCACCTCCACCACCACTGTAATAACCTAAAGCTGAACCACCGCCTCCTCCAGCGCCCGCCACTACTGCATATGAAACAGTATTTGATCCTGCTGCATTTCCTGCATTAGATACACAAAAAGTTCCTGGACCTGTAAAAGTGTGAATTTTAAAATCTCCTGAAGTTGTTATTGTTCCACCTGTAGCTGTAACAAATGCTGCAGTAGATGCTTCACTTTGTAAACCTGAATCTGTTACTAACCAACCTTGTGTTGAATCTATAAAAACTAATGTAACAGCTAAACCTTCTACATCTAAAGTTGCATTAACAGTTGAACCACCTATTTTATCTGAACCGTTTTGAACTAATGTAACTTTATTTGTATCAAATGTATTTGCATAATCTTTAAATCCAACAACTGCTCCGGCAGTTCCTGCTGGAAGATTAACTGACACTGCACCACCTGTTGTATTTACAAAATAACCTTCGCCAGCTGTTGCTGTAAAACCAGATGTTTTAACTGTTGTGTTCCAAGACACAGCACCTGTTGCACCAAAACCTGATGCAGTACCAGAGTTTGTGATTGATACACCAGCAGGAATTGTGAATGTATCTCCACTATCCCCTAATGTAGTTGTTCCACAATTTGTTCTTGGACTAATTTTATTTACTTTTACTTCACTCATAATTTACCTATTGAAATTTATACCTTATTACAACAATTCCGCTACCTCCAGATCCTGAAGGAGTTACATTACTAGAGTTAGCATCACCGTGCTCACCAGCACCTCCGCCACCAGTATTAGCTGTGCCAGAAGTTGAACCTCTAGTTGGATCTCCACCATCACCACCACCCCCTGTACCACCATCACCACCTGTTCTTGATGCACTTCTGTTATCTGCAGCTCCACCACCGCCACCAGCATAAGCCACTGGACTTGCTGTAATTGAAGTTGTTGCTCCAGCACCACCATTACCACCTGGTCCTCCACCAGGAAAATTGCCTGAAATAGATTCTCCTACAGCTGTCGCTCCACCGCCCCCACCAGCATTACCAAAAGTAGATGGGTTTCCTCCACCTGAACCGCCATTACTTCCTTGAGGTGGACTAACTGGAGGAGTGTTACCACTTCCACCTGGTGAAGTTGCGGCTGCATTAGTACCTCCACCACCCGATCCTCCTGGACCACCAGGATTATAAGCATTGCCGTATCCACCACCAGTAGACGTTACTGTGCTAAATATAGAATCTGATCCTTTATTTCCGGCTGCATTACCAGGAGTGCTTCCACCAGCTCCTCCTCCACCAACTGTAATTGGATAAGATTGAGATGTTACTGTGATTGATGTTCCTCCTGGATTACCATTTAATGGAGATACTGAATAACAACCAGAAAGAGGTGCTCTATATTCTCTAAAACCACCGGCTCCAGCGCCAGCGCCTCCAACGTTTGATTCACCTCCAGAACCACCTCCACCTACTACTAGATAAGAAACATTATTTCTTGTTGGTGCACAAACAGCTGCAGCTGTAACTGCAAAAGTTCCTGGACCTGTGAATGTATGAATTTTATAATCACCTGATGTTGTAATTGTTCCACCTGTTGCGCTTATAAATTGAACTATACCTGTTTCTGTATCCTCTGCATTTTGAACGTTAACCCAACCTTTTGTTGCATCAACATAAACAAAAGTTGCAGCTTGACCATTTACATTTAATTTTGCATTGTCAGCAATACCACCTATTTTTTCAGAACCATTTGGAGTGATAGTTAAATTGTATGTTGCAAAATTCCTTGCATAATCAGAAACAGCTACAATCGCTCCAGCACTTCCTGCTGGTAAATTCATAGTTATTGCGCTTCCTGAATTTATAAAATAACCTTCTCCACTTGTTGCTGTAAATGTAGAAGTTTTAAGTGACCCTGTTTGCCAGTTTACTGAACCTTCTCTACCAAATCCTGATTGTGATGCACCTGATGCTAAATTAATTGTATCACCACTTGCACCTAATGTAATTGTAGTGCCTGATTGACTAACTAAATTACCACCATCAGATGCTTGATACGCATTTGATTTTACAATGTTTCCTGCAACCGCAACTGTATCACCAGCTGCACCAACTGTAATTACATCACCACTTTCATTGATAATGTTATTATCGTTTTGGTCTGAAATATTATCTACTTTAATTTTACTTGTCATAATTATTGATACCTATACCTTATTACCACTACACCTGAGCCACCATTTCCACCAGGAGCTCCAGAAGGATAACTTGGATTCATAGCAGAGTTTTGTCCACCACCTCCACCACCACCTGTATTTGCTGTTCCAGCTGTAGTACCTTGGTTTGAACCACCTCCTTTTCCTCCACCGCCAGGTCCAGGAGCTCCTCCACCGCCAGGTCCAGGAAATCCTCCGTTTCCTCCACCACCGCCACCAGCATACCCTGATCCAGATCCTGTAATACTTGTTGGTGCTCCTGCACCACCTGCTCCACCACCACTACTTCTTGGTCCACCAGGAGTGCCAGCACAAGTTGCTCCGCCACCACCACCTGCCGCAGCATCTGGATTTGGCGCACATCCACCGTTTGTACCTTGGGCAGGAGTTACAGAAGGTGTGTTTCCATTACCACCACCAGGTCCACCTTGACCTCCAGCTCCACCACCTGAACCACCAGGTTGACCAGCTCCACCACCTCCGTTTCCACTTCCACCACCAGTAGATGTTATTGTTGAAAAAATTGAATTAGAACCTTTGGCTCCGTTACAGTTTCCAGGTGCAGTTCCGCCAGCACCTACTGTAATAGGAAAGGCCGATGCTGTAACTGTAACCGCATTTGTTGGTGCATCCGCTACTAAAGGCGATGCTGTAAAATTATCTATTGGAACGTTTCTTCCTTCTCTAAATCCACCAGCTCCACCGCCACCACCGTGGTTAGTACCTCCGCCGCCACCACCAGCTACCACTAAATATCCTACTGTGTTTCTTGCAGTACATACATTAGAAATAGCAGATACTGTAAAAGTTCCTGGCGCTGTGAAAGTGTGAATTTTAAAATTACCTGATGTTGTTTCAGTTCCACCTGATGCTGATATAAAATCAACTGACCCTATCGCATTAGTTGTTGAATCTTGAACATTTTTCCAACCCTCTGTGTCATCAACATAAACAAAAGTTACTGATTGACCTTGAGTAGTTAGTTCTGTGCTTGCTGCTATACCGCCAATTTTTTGTGAACCATTTGGTGTAATTGTTAGTTTATTTGTTTGAAAAGTATTTGTATAATCCACTACAGATACAATATTACCTGCAGTCCCTGCTGGTAAGTTCATAGTAAAAGTTCCACCAGAAGTATTTGCAAAATAACCTTCGCCATTTGCTGCTGTGAATGTAGCTGTTTTAATGCTGCCTGTCTGCCAGTCTACTGTACCTGTTCTACCAAATCCTGATTGAGAAGCACCACTTGCTAAACTTATTGTATCACCAGAAGCACCTAATGTAATAGTTGTACCACTTTGGCTTATAATATTACCAGCATCCGAGGCTTGTACAGCATTTGTTTTTACAACATTACCTGGAACAGCTACAGATTTACAAGCTGACCCTACAGTAATTGTACTGCCTGATTGTGCATCTATTTCATTTACTTCTATTTTACTCATTAAATTATTACCAATGTCCCTGTTATAGTTTGTGTTCCAGTAACAGTTACTGGTCCTGCTAATACGCCTGAATCTAAAGTTTGATCTTCATCTAAAGTAGAAGCATGAGTTACAACAAATCCTGTTGCTGTCATCACAGGTGATACAGTTCTCTTTGCAGGTAATGTACAAAATACATTTT